CATGTCTTCGTTGAAGGGGGACAAATTGTATCTGTAATCTGGCCATGACAACAAGTTGAATATGTACTTCAAGTCCTCCTGCACTCGACCGGATCTAGCAGGTATGCCTCTTATAGCTTTCTCAATCACTGCATGGTTGAAGCTCTCCAAGAGAAGGTCAATGTAGTCATCCCAGAAAGGATGATGATTGTACACGTTTATATCTCTCAGTCTCAATGATGGGTGGTATGAAGTTGTGCCTTCAAATGAGTCCGTGAACAGCTCCTCGTCAAACCCCTCAGTCGTTAATACAAACCCGCCAAGCCCCTCCTCTTCACCATCCTCCTCGTCACAGAAGAAGGCATCATCAAAGTCCTCCAGAGCATCCAGATCAAGAGCAATGCTTTCAGCATCAACCACCACTTTAGGTTTTGAATCACTCAGCTCCTTAAAGCTCTTCCCACTTGCCGATGGTAGACCTTGAATCCCCCTCCACTGCAGCCTAGCAATGAGCGATGCCTTCACCCAACTTTTCCCAAAATCATCAAGCTCCTCCATGTACACTGGCACAGATTCAGCTCTCAACTTCCCGTAAGTCATCCATGATTCTCTGTAGTCTGCGCAAGTCAGCACAGAAAATGGGACAGACATTTCTCTGACTCCAGGAACGATTGACATCACTGTGTATTCTGCTCCCTGTCGGCCTGAGAAAATCCTAACGTAGCCACTGAAGTCAACAGAAAAAGACAGTGGCGTCCTGAAGACGTCCGGAGGCATCGTCATGAATTTCACTGGTATGCCCATGTTGCTCCTGGACGTTTGGAAGTAAGGTTGGCTTGACTGTTCAGTGTATTTCATCCTCTTGTCTCTCATGAACTTCATTATGGTGCCCTTGTTTCTCTGCAGCATCATGAGTGATTTCTGATCACATGCCAAGTGAGTGACCTCGTCATCTGACAAGTAGAAGCCAAATCTTACATTGTTTAGGCAAGCAGAGAAGTAGCCTTGGCCCTTCCTTTTCGATCCAACACCTTTCTGCCTCTGAGTGTAAGCCCCAAATATGCCCTCGTTCAGTGACATTATAAAGTCACAGGAACCAACAGGGTCAATAGCAACCTTCTGGAGCATCACTATCTCCTTCAGATCTCTCGGCAGTGTCATGATCTCCTCCACTTGCATCAGAGAGTAGTCGGGTGATTTCACTAAGATTTCCTCTATCATCCTCCTCTTGCCCCAACTGAAGGGCCCATGCCTCACCAGCCAGACCTTCTCCACCATCGCCCGTAGCCCGACCTCGCTCACTCTGGACACAGCACTAAAGTTGATCACGTATCCATTCCTTTGTGAGTTCTTCACGAGGTCAACAAGAGTGTCGAAGCAGTTGTTCTTCAACCGTGCTGGTGCAGTTGCTCTTATCTTCTTGTCCTTGGTGTCTAAAGACACAAGGAAGTTGTACATGGATTGATGATTCCTAAAGGGTGAGTCTGACATCGATCTATTATAATCCTCGCAGATCCATGGGTGTGTTTTCTGAATGAACGAGAGACTGTACTTCTTCGCTGCCATTGACCCTGGAACATCATGTCCAAACCAGAAGCTTCGTAAGACGTCAATGGCTCTCATCGGTATGACCCTTTCCCTTATTACAGGAATTTCCAGGCAGACTCTCCTCAGCCTCTTTTGCGTTGAGTATGTCCTGAAAGCTGATTTCTCCACCAACTCAAATACCTTCTCAAAGAAGTTTATGTTAGGGAATTTGGAGCTAAAGACTTTTGGGTCCATCATCTCATCTGGCCTGATGCTCTCGATCCAAGCTAACAGGCTCATTTTTGACACCACCAGGCTGTCATTGCTCTTCATGAAGACATGGTGAACTGGTTCTTGTATGCAATAAACGGAGCTGGCGAAGGTCAAAGAGTCACTCATGAAAGAGAAGGACGTTGACAGATCAGGGTTTAGACACTTCAACATGAGTTTCAAACGGGTTTCAACCAAGTTCTCAGGTTTCCTGTACAGGACTTCAGCGCCGTTCTCAGAGAAGTAGTTTTCTATGTTCTCCAGTTCACCTGCTTTTGTCATGATGCCTACGTTCTTCAGGAATTGGTAGTACTTTTCATTCTGCCCCATAGTCATTATTGATCTTGAAAGCTTCTCTTCGTCGGACATCTCCATGTTCATTCTGTGCCTCTGGAATCTCTGCTCGTACAACCAAGCATCCGGATTTCTCCTGTAGTGGCTCCACTCGACATAGTCCTGCATCCCAAGGCCTGATATCACTTCGGGTTCCCAAAGCATGAAACCTAAGCTAGGATGCCTTATCCTAATCATCTTGTTCTGTAGCTTCGGCCAGAATTTGTTTGTTGAAACACCTAGTGCTAAGTAGTGAAGCCTCATCTGACAATACTGCACACATGCACAAAGCGCGATGGAGCCTGCATTCTCCACAATTTGAGATCTAGATGTTGAGTACAGCCTGAATCTGGTTTCAATCTTCGGGTCTGAGTGGACTTGTAAGGCGGCCATTGCAAACTTTATGACTGGCATTACGAGTGTGTTTCGTATCATCCATGTTGAGTTAAACTCCTCCATACACCCTTCACTAGCCACAGTGCTCTTCTCGTGGCTCTGTTTTGAACAGAAATATTTGTAAATGAAAGCCTTCGAGTTCATTATTTTTATCATTGCGTTTCTGCAGCTGTTCCTCTTGTCTGCAGAACTTATGGTTGACATGAGGACAGAGGAGTCATCAGAAGAAACCTTGGTGGTGATCACAAACCTAGTGGCAGGAGATCTGGACATCACTTCGGTACATTTGGCCGACCAGAACAAAAGAACACCAGAGTGCACCAAGCTACTAGTGTAATGGAATATGCCCTGCATCATGTTTGACCTATTCTTCAGACACCTCCTGCCCTTGTTTATTAGATCCTGACGCTCAGTCTTCCCCAGGAATTGCCCCTTGAGTTCAGTGATCGCCGGAGAGTAGCTAGCGACATCCAAGTTCACTGTAAACAACTCGAGAAGCTCCTTCGGCAGTTCCAACTTCTTTGTCGTGCACAGATTAAGAATGGAGCAGAATGGTATAGCAATATCATCATCAAAAAGATTCACAATGAAGCAGGCAAAACAATTCATGACGAATCTCTGGGCCCATGTGGTTGCATCATCCGAACTGGTGACTGTTTCATGATGACCGGTGATCTGACTTTGCAGCTGAGCGAAATGGTTGTCTGTCTTGAACAGTTTCTCGGATCCTTTGGTCAACATTTCGTTTGGAAGATTCTTGCCCACAACTCTCGCAATGCTTTCGCAGAAATTGACTAGTATTCTGCTCTCAATATCAAGGACAAAGATCTCCCTGGCACCTCCTATCTGCTGTTTCTTGAAAAGGTTGGCTGTCAACCCCCCCCGGCTGCATGATGTCCTGTGAAGCCTGTCCAAGTCGAACATCACTTGCTGCGAGTATCCTTCGTTGATCAGGCTGTAAACTGCTTCAGTGGTTTTCCTCCTCTTGTTCATGATTGCATCATCCATGAATGGGTCATCAACTACATCCATAGCAGACGACTTCATGGTGGCAAACTCCAAGACATCTCGGCTCTTTAGCTCCTGGTAAATATCCTGTACCAGCCACTCCATACTACCACTGCGTGACAAGTACCTCTTTGTTTCCAGTGCTGAGCATGCGACAAAGGACGGCGAGAATTCATGACTCTTGAAGTCGTGATCTGAGGGTGGGTCTAAATCACCCATATATCTGTGGTTGCACCTCCTCAGCTCAATCTCTTCCAAAATGATCTTCTCAAAGATCTGCAAGTACCCATGTGTTTTGTCACCCTCATCCTTATTGTGAAGTATGCCAAAATATGACAGATTGAGAGCGATCTCAAAGCTGTGCACTTGCTCAAGGTCCACCCAGGATAGCAGATTTACTGCAATGTCTGCTGAGGCCTCCTTGTCTGCAGTCTGCCTCTCCAAGTACGGCCTCTCTTGCACCATCCTAAGGAATGAAGACCTAATCCTCTTGTAAACCCAGATCAAGAGCCTACTCTTGGGTCTTGCCTCCATCTTTGAGAGAATTTTCAGTGGGTCAACAAGCTTCCTTTTGGATCGCATCACCTCCATGTACGCATAACGAATCTGCTGCATCGAGGAGCTAGTGCTTTGTTTATCTTCCATGTAGAAGAGGAGTGAGGCTAGTGTGTGCACCTGAGCCCTCCTCAATGACTTCGAATCAGCGTCCATGCTGGGGTGCACCTCAAACAAGGTGCACCAATGCATATAAAGAGAACAGGCCTTTTCAGGTATGGAGATTAGATGCGAGAGTCTTTGATAGTCCGTTGAGACGAAGTCTGAGATGTAGTAACCACCAAATTTGTTGAAACCACGGAAAGGATTATCAAGGAAGGCTGACCCATCAGGCATCAGGATTGAAAAGAAGATGTGCTCAGAAGCTTTTGTCGGTTTTATCAGCACCCAGCAGTTGACATGTGTCATCTTCTTGAGGACGAATTGGTCTTCCTTGCAATTTTGTCTCAGAGAAACGTTGATTTCCATGAGGACCATTTGCAGATTTGTGAGCATGTTCCCAATGCAAGTGTTGAAGAAGGCGGTTGAGAAAGCCACGGCGTGACCATTCATATCAATATCACTAGCATGTGAAATCTCACCTAGCATTTCTGAGAGCGTGTTCCCGACAAAGTTGTCAAAGTGGTTTGGTTGGTTGATGAATGCATCTATGTCGTTCGTTTCTGTTTCAATTGAGAAAGGTTGTTTGGACCTTTCTCTCTCTTTCATGACGTTGACATCATTCTTGTTCGATTTCCCTTGCACACCCCTCTTGGCCAGCTCAATACGATCGTGATCAGTGAAGTCCAGCTCGACCCTGAACCTAGTCTTCCTCTTATCTTTGTCTGTCAGTGACACGTTCTTCAAAACCTTTGCCATCTCCTCTTCCTCCTCACTTTGTATGGACCATCGCTCAGGATTCTCCATCATGCACTTAAATGCAGATGCCCAGAGTCGCGGCATCATGGCTGTCTCAAAACAGAGTTCTGAGTAAGCAGATCGTTCATTGATAGGATTGGGGTTTGGAAGAAACAGTGGCATCTGCACAGGTGATTTCAAGTCAGTCCTGAAGCGATCAGTTGGCGACCCGATCAGCTTCTCGTGAAACTGCAACCACCGCTCTTCAGCTTTTGGAAGGCTCTCGGTGGTGTTATCATGCTTGAACTTATTGAGGCCTTCCTGTAATGCTCTGTTCAGGCATCTGTTTGCGTATGCAACATCTGGGTTTCGCCATTTACGCACCTTCTCGCGGTCGATGATAAGAGGGTCATTGCTAGTGTCAGGGATGCTTAAGCTAGACATGGATCTAAGGAGCTTCTCTGTTGA